GACCCTAAATCCCCCGGCGCGAGCGTTCTTCCTGTTCGTTGCAGTATTCAAAAAGAACACACCGTTACTGAGAATGACGTGACGCCAGGAGTTAAAAGAGTCGCTGCTCTGAAGCGGCTGACAAGGGTAGTGAACAAACTTATCGGCATTATCATCCATGATGATCTCCTTGCCGCGCCAGCCGTCAGAGAGAATATCAAGGATATAATTAGTGAGGCTCGGGTTCAAAAGGTCAGTTGCCGACGTAAAATCGGAGCTGGCCACGAAGGTGCTGTCAAGACCCGCCCCACAAGAAGTGAGGTGAGTAGCGTCAACCCGCCCGCCGAGGCTAGGAAAACAGCTCATCTTCTTCATACCGTCAAACGTCGCCTGTTGCCAGGCGGTAGTCCAGGTGGCGCCCGCAGCTGTACCAGAAGTAACAGTGCGAACCTTGGCGGCGTACTCACAGACGGCGGATATCTTAACATGGGAAGAATCACCGCTGGCAATATCCTTCATGGCCTGTTCAAAAACATGGTCATTCCAGAGGGCCTCAGTCCGGGGGTAAGAAGAGGTGACAGAGACACCGACGTAACCGTCGGGCTCTATTACAACGTGAGAGCGCGTGACCGGCTCTTCGCACAATACGAAGCGATCAGGGTCTTCGGGAGGTAAGTGATCAAAACGACCGATCTTACCCTTGTCAACATGGTTGACAGGAACCCGAAGGGGAACAGGGCCACGAAGGGCCCACTCCAACTCAGCATCAGGGGCGCTAGTGGCGGCACACCCATGAAAGCTTCGAAGGAGACGACCTACCTTGCCCTGAAGGCAGGTAGGGGAGTCCACGCCGGACTTGCACTTCGCTTGACCGAGCTTGACAGAGGGTAGAACCTTGTCAAGGTGACGGCAGAGGCGAGCGAGGACTGGCTCAAGAGCACTAGCAATCTCTAAGACATGAGTGTCGTCAGGGACGGACAAAGACAGCTTAGTATGGTGATTGCGAAAATTCTGGACGAGGATTCGATCGGTGGCATAGCCGAGGCAGACCTTGGCCTTGGAGATGGACTCCAGAAGGCCAATTTGCTTCATCTTTTGCGAGCGGGTGCGTGCCGGCGTAAGCCGAACACGCATCCACTTACGAAAGTGACCGTTGAAATGGATCTCGTCACAGGGAGTATTCAGGAGCCTGGCCATGAAGAATTCACAAAACTTCTTGGCCCTAGATACAAATGTGGCATCATCTGCATCCGAGCACAGTCTGATCAGGTTTGCTCTAAAAGAAACCTGAACGGCTTGTGGGGCACCGAAATTTCCGAGGATTTCAGTCATTTTGACTGAGAACTCCCGGCACATTTCAGTACCTCTTGGTGTGAAATCGAAAGCGATATTCTCCACCCTGGAAGCTAATTCAAAACACTCAGGCGCGCTCCCCGGCGCTCTGGTGTTCTTGGTGCGACTCTTGCCTTTCGGCAAGGCCTCGACTGCACTCATGTCGAGACAATACTTGGTTAACCACCACGTGTTGAAAAGATTCTTTTGAATCGGTT